GAACTAGCAATGTTTTGCGACCCCGAACATAGTTCAAAGTACCACGAGCATCTTCTATAGTATCCACAATCATATATGAATAATAAGAAAAAAATGTTAAGAATCCAAGCCGTTTATATCAACGGGCACAGAAAAATCATTATCAGTATAATATTCTAAAGTATTTGTTAGATATGAACTGATATTATTTATAGTTTGAGCTGCATTTTTTATTTGCAATTCGTTTTTTGATTGAACACCTAATGTTTGTACTGTACCGTTATTAGTATCGGTAATTTGGCCGGATATATACCATATTAGTTGTACTGCTTGATATAACTTCCTATCAATACCATTATTTTTCCACGAATCATACTGCAACTTATCAATTTCAAAAATTGTTGAAGATGTTTGTTGTTTTATAAAATAACGAGTCATAAATCCAACGCGGATATCTTCGCGGGTAGGTTGAACTGATATAGCATATGGTAATGCGTATTTAACTTTTATATTTGGTTTCAACGTTTTATATGTATTAGATACTTGAACTATTTGTTCTCGATATGGAATTAGTTTCAATGATGACTTTGAATTCCATGTAGCACCAGTATAAACTTCACCAGTTGTATATCGATGATATGATCCAACGTATTCTACATTATCAGCGGTCATAAACTCTCGGCCAGATGTATATAAATCGGTTACTATTTCGTCTGCTGGATAATATAATTTTAAACGTGCCATATTAATCTATACTTGGTCGCATTATACATCTTAGTCTACTAGTCCATTCGCCAGAATTTGATACTGTGTGCGTAATACCTATAATACTAAATACCGTATTAACGCGATATTTGGTTGGCAATGCTTCAAATATTAAAACATCCCCATATTTTAATCCATTGATCCCATCGATTGTAATTTCAACATCAAACGGAAATATAGGTGCAGCAATTTGCTGTGATTTTTTTATATCATCCGTAGGAAACTTGATATAGTCAGTTATTGCTTTAAATAATGCTTGTTGATTACTAGGAATTCCTGGAGATGCTGCATATTTTAATTTAGTTTCTGCCAATTGTTTAACAATTTGTGCATGCCTATTACGATAATTTTGTAATATTTCGTTAATTTTCTTTGGATCTTTTGCGTTATACATGAAATTCATATATGGAGCAATTGATTCTTCAGTTACTTCATCGCCTTGATTTAATACATATGATAAATTTTTAACACTATCTGGTAATTTTGCCGAAAATGAAAATTCTCGTACGATGCTTCCATTAGGATGATTTGCAAACATTGGTACCGAATATGGTTTAATGCGTTCCACGCTACCTAATTTATCAGTTGATTTTAAATATTTAGTATCAGTAAATATTAGTTTGTTTGGATCATCCGGATATGAAACTAATTTTAAATCAATTGCCTTTCCAGTAGCATATGATATTTTAGAACTAATTGCCGATAAAAATGTTTTTACTGAAAATGCTGCAGTATTACCCGAACTTAAATTATTTAATATTCGTTCAATCATTTCTAGATTTAAAAATATTCTAGATGGATACAATATACCTGATATATCTGTTCCTAAATGTACACCAGGCCATGGACGCCACCCTATACCTTCAAGTGTTTGTTGCGATGGTACGATATTATTGATATCGATAGTTGCTCTATTATAATAATGAACTTGAGTATCATAATAATTCATACCATATAGTTCATCTGGATTTTCTGGTAAAAATAAAACTTCATCTGGAATTGTTGATACTAAACTTGGATAGAAATTACTAAAACACAAAGCATCACTACAAACTATTTCAGCTCCCTTTGCAGAACCGGTGATTTTTGCTATGTTATACGTATTAATAAAATGAATTAATCCGCCCAATGTTATATATCTGTTGTAATCAGATTGATTATTATTATTTAGTTGACTATTAAAGTTGTCAATTAAATCTCTTCGCTTTTTTTGTTTTTCTGCTAAATCGGCATTAAATTTTTCTTGTTGTACTTCTACTGTTAATGGAGAATTTGGATCTGCCTTAAACGATCCAGTGATTTCGGCAATTTCTGATTCTTGCAATTTAGGTAACCATTGTTGACCGGTTAAAATAAAATGATCGGTATTTCCATTAATTGCTGCATTTGGTATAGAAAATGGAATTAATAATTGGGTTGAATCTATTATCTGAAATGCTCCCAACAGATCTTCCGTAATTGCATAACAAAAATCAAGTGTTAATTTGTCGACTTGATTATATAATTGATCGTAAAATTCTGAACGCTGAGCAAATGACTGTGTTGTTATTTGTTTACCTGTAGCATCTGTTGTAATTTCTGTTTTGATAGTAGGACCTAAAACTGGATTTGTTATTATTTTAGGATCTTTTTTTGGATTTTCTTGTGCAGTTTTAGGTGTAGTTAAATACATCGATACGTCAGTATATGTATTACTAGTACCAGTTAATGATAATGATATGTCGACAGTTGCATCCGTTGTATATGATAAATCAAATGATGTTATCAAACCTTCAAATGTAAATACATTCATTTGAGCAATGTTATCTAAAAATTCATCAACATCCCAATTTGGATATAATTCTTTGATTCTTTCTCGATTCGGCAATGCTTTTTCTGATAATAATCCGTCTGTTTGCTGTGCGGATACTAATGATGATTTTGGATGTACAATTTCTATTTTTACATATCTACCCGGACGTAACCATGTTTCTTCCATACCATCTAAATCTCGTCCTGGATTTGGAACCATTAGTTTAACCGATGCTTTATTTAATAACCCCATGGAATGGTCGCCGATATCAACTGATACATCGACAACATGCGGGCCGATACGTCTAGACTTATCTATTAATAACTGTGAATTAGTATAAGCATTTCCTACAATAACATCTTTATTATTTGGATCTGCTGTAACATCTTGTTCTGTATAAAAATTTATAGAATCTTGTGTATATTGTCTATCTGATAAAAATCCATTTGGCCCATTCGGCAAAAACCCGCCAGTTTGAACATTAGCCCCACCTAATATTGCATATTGCCGAGCCAATGGACTTTTACTATCATTTCCTTCATATGCGGTAAGTTGAACATTAGCAATTTTGCCAAGCATAAAATCTAGAGCTCGTGTTGATCTATTAAAAAATCCAGAACGGCCTCTAGCATCTAATTCTATTTGTAAATTTTTGTCAACTTCAGTATAAAATATGTTACTCATCGTTCGGTATTTGTATTGTTAATAACTTGTTGTATGTTTGAAGCTGCAGGTATTCTCAATCTAGTATTAGATGGCACCATATATGATCCTTTACCTAAACCATTCGCTGCAGCAATAATCCACCATAATGATGCATCTTCATAAAAAATATTAGCTAATTTATCTAAACGTTCGACACTAGTTGTTTGTATGTATACATCCTCAGCCGACAATGGTACTGCAGGTATTATAATCGTTGATAACTTTCTCATTTCATTGTTATCTCGCTGAACTCGCGCGGTTGAATATCGTCCCATAATTATTTAATTCTTAATTTATTTAATGTTTCTAATCCATTTTGTACAACATTATTATCAACTGTTTCAGTTTTGACATTCGATTCGTTGCCAACTATTTTTTCTCTACTAGGTCTTTTAAATTTGCGTCTAACTTCTTCTATTGATAGATTACCTTTAAAGTCACTTAACCAATTATCATTTCCTGCTAATGGCGTACCATCTACTGCAAATCGTTTTGCTAATGTATAGAATCTTCCACCTTTTTGTGGTAAGAAGTCAGAAATTACATTGAATCCGCAACTTACTCCAATTTTAAATGGAACTTGCATCATATTAGGATCTTGTTCAATATTAATTTCCCATGGGGCATCTGATACTGCAAAATCAAATGTTAGCGAATTCATTATCACCGGTGTTTGTACGAATAAATCTCCTATCGTAATACGCATCCATGGTGCTTCTAATGCAATTGAATCGCTATTATAAGTTGGTGCAGTATATCCTGCTAATGCATTTAATTTTCTATATATAGATTGCATCTCATCTCGGTCCGTTGCATATATATCAAAATTTAAACTCAAATCTCTAGTTACTTGACTATATACATAATTTGGATCGGCTCTACCAATCATGCTAACTGGATTCCATGATGGTTGATGTGAATCACTTAATGAAGTTAGTACTGCCCGAAATACAATGATATCATCTTTATCTGTAGTATTTCCTGCTTGTAGCTTTGGCCCAGTAAAATAAAATTTTATAAAATCCTGAGTAAGACCTGCATTATTTAATAATTCAGTGATTAATGGATTTGATACGCCCAATGTTTCATCGAGACTAGGTTTCCATAAATATGCTTGATTTAATGTTCGTTTATTAAAATCAATAACGTTAACTTTATCACCCCGGAATGGCGTAGCCATTTCATTAGGCAATCTTGTAGTACGAAATTTTCCAGATGTCGCACCTTCAACTGTAACTGTGTCAGCTGTATTTTCTACTACCGATGCAAAGCCTTGATTAATTCCAGGAATCCATTGTTTTGCAATATGACTACGCATAGTAAAATCTTTGCGTATTGCATTTGGATTATCATGTTCTCCCCAACCATATCCAGTTTTACCTGCTCCATCTAAATTGAATATACTATATGGACCAATTGGTGTAACTGCCGCGGCAGCATATATCCCAGCCCGGACTGAACCTCGTGTTGCAGCACTAGCACCATCCAATCGACGACTTGTTATATATGCTAATGTTTGTTGTGCTATGCTATTTGCAGAATCTTGAGAAATGTTTAATCTAGATCTAAAATCTGGATATAGTACTGGCATATTAATATTGGCATTTCCAATTTGTGCACCTGGAAATAATCTATTAGTTAATTTGCTTAATGGCAACGTTGTATATGTACCAGATAAAGTATTTTCAAAACCTTCCGTTAATGCCTGGCCGACTTGTCCGATTTGTGGAATTCCTGTTAATGAGCCAGCTGCTAAACTTGCAAATCCAAAAATATTGTTTGCAGTTGATTTTAAACTAACATTGGTATGAATAAATTCTGTAGGAGCAGTCCATGAAGCTTGTTGTATATTTTGTGGTTGAAATTGAGGTATAGCCGTTGTCACAACTGCACTAGCAGCTAATGTTGGCAATATAATAGTTTCGGCAGTTGGATTTCCTAGATATCCGCCGCCTCCAATGTTTTGCGAACTAAATTGTGTTGGTATAGTTGTAGTTGGATTTGTTTGTTGTTCTAAATCCGGTAAATCAAAATTATCGTTAAATTGCGTATTATTGATTGTTGGATTATATTTAGTATAAATAATATCAGGTAGTATATTAAATGGTTGCGTAAATTGCGATGGTACTGTTGTTGTTGGGTTACTCATATTATTCCTTATCCGTAATATGGTGCATTAAGTCCACCACCAAATTTATTGCTTGTTAATGCTGCAGTTTGTTTATTAATTGCTGCAACGATTGCAGCTGCAAATTGATCAAAACCTCCTGCAGGCGTAACCGTTTCACCCGATGTTAATAATGCTGGATATGTATCATTTGGGTATCCTCCTGGTACAACGCCGCCTTCGGCAAATTTTGCAACGCCAGTTGTTGCAACTACTTGTTCGGGAACAAATTGAGCCATAGTACCTTTACCGGTAATAATATCTTTAAATAATGTAACTGAATCTGCAAATATATCAGCTCCAGTTTTTATAGATACCGCTGCACCGGCTACATCTACCATTCCTTGATTAGCTAACGGCGATACGACTGAAACTCCTCCTGCTGCTGCACCTAACGTTGTTGATGCTAAACTTGCTTGCAAATCTGCAGGATTTTTTACTATTGCACTAATACCAGTGGATGTCATAATATCAAATAAATCTGAAATTTTTTCATCTGTAGTACGACGATCTTCTGCAGCTTCTAATTCTTGTAGTTGTTCTTCTGTTGCACCCATGGCTTTTGCAGCCTGCATCAATTCTTCACCGGTTTGATCAAATAATGCATCGCCGCCGGGTAAACTTTCTAAAATTGATTTTTTTTGTAATGCTCGAGCTAACGTAGCCTCATCTGTTCCTAATAAATCTGACATTTGTTTTCGAGCAAATAGATTATTTTTTAATGTATCGCCTTCTTGTTCTAAAATTTGATTCATTAAATCAGCTTGTTTAGAAGCGTCGCCTTGTAACGTTGCTTCTCGATATGCATTTGTTAAACTTTTACCAGATTGATCGGTTAATCTACGTCCGGATATTAATTGATATTCTAGTTCTTGTCCGATACTAGATTCAATATCTAATAACTGCGTTCCTGCAGAATTTAGATCTTCCATCGCTAAACCTAACGCTTTAGCTTTAGCAACACCTAATTCTAAACGTCCCGGTATACGTCCGTATTGCATTTGCAAATCTTCGGTAAGATTTGAAATTTCTGCTACAATCTCTCGAAAATTACCCGTCGTACCAGTAGCATCATCTAGAGCTTTACCTATTTGAAATTGTAAAGCTAATTGTTCTTCGAGGTCTTTTCCAATTCCTGCTACATATTGTGTATATTTATTTGCCTGTTCACCACTTAATTTTAATGTGCTTTGAATAATTTTTTGCGTATTATATAATTTCTTACCATAATCATCTTCAATTAACCTATTCATGGTTGCAAAATTACCAATTAATCCTTGCAAATTCTTTGCATAGCTTCGTAATTTAGCTCCGCCTACTCCAAATGATTTAGCTTGAGCATCTAATACTCCTCCGAATCGAGTAGCATTATTAATAGTCATACCTAATGCATCGGCTAACTCTTTATTGCGATCTTCAAATACAAGTAAATCTTTAGTAGCTTCTCGTACTAATTCTACCATTTGTTGCATACCACCAACTACAGCTTGTAGTCCTCGTGCTGTTTGAGCTGATTGACTATCAATCGAAGATAAAATATTATTTAGTCCCGATAATGCATCATTTGGATCTGGTGTTTTGGGCATACCTAATCTAGGTTGCATTTTAAGTTGTCGAATAATATGCAAGTTTTGTTGATTCATGCTTTTTATAATAAATATTTAACGAGGAGAATTTGGTATCGCTGCACGTTTTCTTTTAGCTTGTTCAGCACGTTGTTTTTGTGCAGTTATGCGATCTTCTATTATCGTATTAACTCGGTTAACATAGAATCTTCTGAGAAATATAGGCATATTATATATAGTATCCCAATCCCATCGACCTTCACCGTGCCAAATTAAATTGAATATACTTTCATGCAATATGATTCGATCTTCTGGTTTAAAACCAAAAAAGGTCTGCTGCAGGTTGAAACCCAGCATTGAAGGTGCCTCCGTTCTCACCTTCGAATTCATAGGTATAATCAATTCCCGGAGCATTTTTTAAAACATATTCGCGAAATGCTCTTGATTCTATTGCTAAAAATTCATAACGAAGAAAATGTTCGATATCTGATTGAGATCTTGTATCATTAACCTGCGTTATAATTCGTTTCAATAAATCTGTAACACCGCTTACATCTGTAAATTTTCGTAGATATGTAAATTTAATTTCAATTCCTGAATTTGTTTTATAGGAAAATTCTCCTTGTTCGTCTGCAATCAAGTTAAATGGCTTTGGTTGAAGTTTAGTTAAATCGACAACTTGTTTAGTTTGATTGTTAGTAGTTGGATCTGTTACGAGTACTGGGTATTCTGGTCCATATGATAAAATACGAGCATATATAATCAATCCGTCTCGATCGACACTTGCTATATCTTGCACATCGATATCAGTAACGATAATAGATTCTAGCAATTTCTCAAAAACAACGCCATCTCGTATATATGATGAATTAGTTAAAATATCTTCATCATATGCAGTCATATATCGCATTTCAATTTTACCAGAGTGCAATGGATGCGTTTTTGGATAAATTTCTCCACCTGATGATAAATTTACAATTACAGATGGAAGTTTATTGCGTTGCTGTGTTTCGTACCGCTGTTTTGCAATATTAATAATGTTTTCTCGATCGTCTAACTTGTTTGTATGTTTACTCATATAATCCTTATATAACCTTTATTATAAATATGTACGAACATGAAAATGGGAGCCTAAGCTCCCATATCAATATTGTTATTAGAAGTTTAAGAAAGCCCAATCATAACGTAATGTCATGCTGATTTCCTGTACTGAATCCGCACTCCAATCTAATGTACCAAAGCTTGATTCAGTGATAAATGCACCTTTAAGGATCCATTCTTCAATAACTTCTCCCAATGGAGAAAGTTGATGTAAACGTACTTCTTTTTTATAGAATGAAGAATACCCATCTCTACCTGTTGCAGATTCATGATGTAAACGAACCCATTCCATTACTGCTTGTGCGCCAGATGGAACAATTGCATCATACAATGTAACTTCAATTGTATTCCATTCTGATTTACCTTTCACATAACGTTTAACGTTAATATGATCTAATGCAACTTCTCCATTTGTCATAGAAGGTTTTGCTGCGGTTTTAATCAGGTATGATGGAATTCCGTTGACTTCCATGATAAATTGATGTTGCTTTTTTGGCTCCCACGAAAACGCTGATTGAAATAATTCGTTTTCGGTAGCTGCGTCAAGTGCCGGATTGAGACTATTAACTAATGCCATTTTATTATCCTATTTTTTATAATAAATATTGGCACAGTAAAAAAGGTAGAACATTACATCCTACCTTTTTTGAAATTTGAAAAGCTAATGCTTAAGCCGGGAAACTTGCGCCTGTTGGTTGTATATTGAAATCTAATACAATGAATTCCGCAGTACGTGTTGGTTGCAAGAAAATTTGTCCGTAAAGAATATTTTGATCAATAATATCTGGTGTATTATTTGATTGGTCCATAATCACTCGGAATGCATATAATCCTTGTTGTGCGCGCACTTGTTCCATGTATGGATTAACTATACTTAAGAATCTGTTTCTGGTAGCGGTTGTGTTTTGTTCGAATACTAAATAACGAGTTGAAGATGCAATAAACTTCTTAACTTCAATCAATAATCGACGTACAGCTACGCGGTCTAATGCACTCGGACGAGCCTGTAGTGTCTTTTGACCCCAAACAACTACTCCATCATTTACGAAGTTCGCAATAGGATTAACGCGTGCTTGATATAATGTATCTCGTTGTGATTGATCAAGCTTCTTATATGTTTCAGAAACAGAATCCATTGCACCGCGGTTCAAACCAGCCGGAGCATACCATGGTGCACCATTTGCATCATTAAATGCTAATACCCCCGGAATCATTACTGATGGTGGTACCCATACTGGAATGTTCTTATCTGGATTAGTAATTCTAAGCCATGGCCAATATGTTGCCGTATAATTATTATCAATTGATGTAACTTGATTAACAACGGTTGAAATAGTATCACTAATTGCATTTGAATCCATTACATAGAATGTATCTTGACGATTCTGTGCTAAGCTTCTTGCTAACGATGTTACTGATGGATGTAAACTATCAATGATACCTGGAGTAACAAGTAGGTTCATATCATAGTAATCCGTATTGCCTAATAATGCAAATGCTTTATTATATGCTACAGTACCAGTACTGGTTGAAGTTGAACAATCAAATCCAAATGTATTAGTTGCAGCAATATATTCTCCTGCATATTTAGGTAAGTTTGGACGAGCTCCATCAAAACCACCCTGGAATGGCACCATAAATTTACGCGTATCGAGAGATACATTTGTAGTTAATGTCGATCCTGTTAATGCACCTTGCAATGATGCTGTATATGGTGCGGTTAAACTAGGAAATGCAGCTTGTGCATCTTGATTAACATCGCCTAAATAGAAATCAGAATTGCTACCAGTATTTGAACCAGATGTTGGTACTGGAGCTAAATAATTCAAGTTAGCCGTTGCGGTATAATCAAATCCAAAATAATTTAATCTATTATATGTTGAACTAACAACTTGTGATGTTTTATAAGTCGCAGCTGATAAACTCAATGAACCGGATACTAATGGGGTTACTGCATTAGGTGCACGGAACCCAAATGGTATCAATGTTTTATCATTAGTTTTCTTTGCAACACCGCCATCAACTTCAACTCGGATATATTTAGATTTATTTGGATAATCTCCTGAAATAACAATCTCATTTGAATTATTAACAGTTTGATAACGATCTCCAATTACTAATCCAATATACTTAGGTGAAGTTGGATCTAAGTTTACATCCAAGAATGTTTCTACGATATCTGGATTTGCATCTGTATCTGATGTTTGATTGGTATATGGTGTATTTGGAATATTTGTAGTATTTACTCGACGAACTTCAACCGTAAATGTGCCATACCCGTTTGGATCGGATACTTCTGTTGAAATACGAACATCTCTAATACCTACTTTAACTTCGTGATTAACAGCTGAACCATGTGATAATGTATGGAATCTTAATAGATTTTTTACAGTGCTACCAATTCTTTGTGATGTAATCCATGGAGTTGTAGCTACATTGTAATCTTGTAAAAATTCATAATTAGAAATTATGCCTAATTCAACCGTTACTGCTCCTAAATTTGCAAATGTTGATGCAATATTCGGATTAGTATATTGAACATATACTGGATAATCAACTGATTTAGGTGAATACCCGAATACTTTACCTACATAATTATTTTGTGATTCTACAATCGAACAAGATATTGCAGCAGTTTGTCCTACTAAAAATGCTCCAGAAAATCCAATAGCATTATTTGCAGCTGCAACGTATGATCCAGAAACAGTTAAAGCAAATGAACCACTGGTACCATTAGCTAATACCGATGTTTCAAATACATTGGTTGCGCCATTTGTAGTAACTGGTTGAGTTGGATGCAATACATGAGATACAATTTGAGTTGAACCTGATTTTGCAATAATTGCTAATGCACCATTAGTTAGATAATATCCATCTTCATATAATAAACGCGTTACCGTAATTACATTACCGTTACGCAAATAATCCTGCACCACATACGGTACATATGAATCATCTGTATATCCGCCGAATGTACTAACAAAATCACCATATGATGAAATTTGTGTTGGAATCAATGCGGGACCTTTTATAGTTGGGCCTACAACTGCTGCACCGATCTGTGCAACTGCTCCTGCTAAAAACGATTGATCTACTTCATTCGTAAATACGCCAGGAGAAACTATTCTTTCTGCCATTTATACTCCTATGATTTTCTTATAAATATGAATCTATGAATCCAAACCTTGTTCTGTCGGAGTAAATGTTCCTTGCGCAATGTTTATTTCACCATCGCCATACCGGTCTCTCATTTTTTCTAAAAGCTCTTGTTCTTGTTTTTGTAAGTCTGAAAAATTTTGTACATAACGCATACGTTCTGAATCTAATAACTCTAAACGTTGCTTAACGGAATATTCTTCAAGAAATATATTACCCAATGCTTGTGAATTTTTTGCAAATGCATCCCGCAATTCCATGATTTCATCTAAATGCTCTTTATCTAATTTTCGAGTCATAATAACCTTTTCTTGATATTATAATGAAAATGTTTCAATTATCCAAGCATTTCAGTTTTAGACATATCAATCGTAATGGCATCTACTAAAAGCATATCTCCATCTAGGGTAAAATCTTCCCGTTTAGTTAATGTGGTTCCTGCTACTATATTTGACATATCCGCATTCAATCCGTAACATGTTTCATCAACATATACATTAACAATTAAATTGTATCCGTCTACTGTTTCAACGGCAGATAAAGTTTTGTCTTGTAAAAATTCTTTTAGTGTCATGTGTTTCCTTATGCTGGTATTAATCTATATGCAGTTTCGTTAATAGTAAATCCTCGGCCAGTGCCATTAAATGATGCAGTTAAGCCTGAGTAAAATGTTTGGTTGATGGTTCCATTGGGGTTAATAGCTACTATACCTTGCACTGCTGAACTGCTATAGGTTGTGAAATTTCCAACACAATAAATAATTCCATTTGCGTCTACTGTTATTCCGTTTGTCGGAAGTTGGGTGTCTATACCAGTTCCTACATTAAATGACGTATCAAGTGTGCCATCGCTATTTAATCTTGCAATTCGATTAATCGATGATCCACTATATGTAGTAAAATTTCCTCCGACAATAATTTTACCATCTGATTGCATTGCTACTGCTGATACTAGTTGGTTGAATCCTGCTCCATCGTTAAATGTAAGATCAAGAGTGCCATCAGTATTAAGTCGTGCTATTCCGCGATTGGCAGAAGATCCACTGTATGTGCTAAAGTTACCGCCAACAATATATTTTCCATCAGATTGTGTTACTGCAGTGTATCCGAACCCATTAAATCCAGTTCCGGTATTAAATCCAGTATCACGAGTACCATTAGAATTAGTGCGCGTTATATAGTTAACCGTAGAACCACTATATGTTGTAAACAATCCTAATACGAGTACTTTTCCATCGGCTGTTGGTAGTACTGTTAACGGGTATGAATTTAAACCTACGCCTGTATTATAAGTTAAATCTTGGGTACCATTTGTATTAAGACGCATTAAACGTGTAGTAGAAGTAGATGAACCACTATATGTTGTAAATTGCCCTCCTACAACGACTTTGCTATCTGTTTGTAAAGCTAAATCATGAACAAGATTAGTAGCACCTGCTGTTCCAACATTAAATGTTGCGTCTAAAGTTCCATTAGTATTTATACGAATCAATCGCGTAGATGCAGAACCGCTGTAATTAGTAAATGCTCCACCTGCTATTACCTTTCCATCTGATTGTCGAGCAATAGTATAAACATCCCCATTAAAACCTATACCAGGGTTGAATGATGAAGATAGTGTAGCAGAATCAGATATCATTGCTATACCAGGTGCGCCTGGGGTTTGGTAGTTTACAAATGTTCCTGCTGTATATAAACGACTTCCCGAGATTAAATTTGCAATTGCAAATCTACTTAAACCAATTCCTGGATTATAGGTTGAGTCTAAAGTTCCATTATCTTTAATTTTAAAGATACGAGGAACCGAAGATCCACTATATGATAGATTATCTGATGCTAGGTATGTATTATTTTCCAAATCAAATGCAATTGAATTGTTTAATCCACCACCCCACCCAGTATTTAAACCAGTACCTACATTAAATGTTGTGTCCTTAGTGCCATTGGTATTAATACGAACTATATAGTTATTAGTTGAACCCGAGTATGTTGTAAACGTACCAGCAACTATTAATTTTCCATCAGATCGTAAATTTGATATCGAAACAGTATTGTTAAATCCGGTACCTAAGGCAAATGCTGTATCTTTAGTGCCATTGGTATTAATACGAACTATATAGTTATTAGTTGAACCCGAATATGAAGCAAATCCTCCGGTAACTAGTATTTTTCCGTCTGATTGGATGTTTACGTTAAAAGCAGAATTACCTAAACCGGTTCCCGTGACAAATGTTGTATCTAGAGTACCATTAGTATTAATTCGTACAATTCTTCCAACACTAGATCCGCTATATGTTGTAAAATCTCCAACAGCAATTACTTTACTATCAGATTGTATTTTAATATCTCTAACAATAGAGCCAGCGCCCGCCGTTCCTACATTAAATGTAGCATCTCGAGCACCATTAACGTCTAATCTGGCTATTCTAGGAGAGGCTATACCACTCACCGTTGTAAAAGCACCACCGATTATAATTTTATTATCCGATTGTACTGCAATACTATATACTGATTGATTTAAAACTGGTGTAGTAAATGTTGTGTCCTTAGTACCATTAGTATTAAGGCGAATTAAATAATTTGTTGCAGATCCACTA